TTGGTTAATTCCTATTCCATGTGCCGCCTCTACTGCACGAATGATGTACATTAGGTTCGGCATACTACAATCTTCACCTTGCCAGCATTGACCATTACCCAATATGAATTTAATTTCTTGCTCAAGTAAAGGTGTCTTTGCTGTGTGGTGAAACTTATGGGCTTTCCACCCTTCTTCTTTGCCAACTTCAAAACCTTCCTTAAATTGTTCATCTAGTTCTTTTGCTGGGTGGGTGTAAAGTGGAATGTCAGCCACATCAGTTTTTGTAAGACTTACTCTAACATCTGTAAACTTTTGATTAATATGGTCTATTCCTAAAACAGAAATCCACGCTACAGGTTCATTCATTTAAAAGATTCCTTTATTAATTCATCAGTTAATTGATCTAAAAGTCTTCTTGCTTCGGCAACATCTTGTAAGTTTGGTTTTTTATCGAAACAAACCCAAACATTATTAGCCATTATAGCGATTGCCGCACCTTTTAACAACTGCTCAATCATTTTTGCACCTGATATAAATACAACGCTAGCAATGCAGCTTCAGCCCTTCCATCATCTTTTTTACGTTTGAATAGTTCTGTTTTTGTTGGCCAAATGCGCATTGCCATCTCACGTGCTCCGTCTTTGCTGGAATTAACTCCTATCGCCTTTTTCCAAACAGCTGGAGTAACATGTGTGTACGGTATCATGCAACCTGCGAGAACTCCTTCTATCACTCCGAGAGAACGTCCGAAAGAAAACATAGAAGTAACACCTTGATTAGGCATCGCATTAACTTGCTCTATTATTCCCTTAATATGTTGGTTTTTAAATAAGGCTAACTCTAAAACTAGCTCTTGCGGATTAACTCTTTTCTTTGTGCTCTTTCCGACTTTTACTTCTGTTGTGGGCATGTCAAATATTTGAACAATATCTTCATCTTCAAGAATTGAAATCGCACCATTCATTCCTGGATCAACTCCTAAATAATACATTATTTACCTTTCTGCGAATAACTTTCGCACGCTTCTATCTGATGTTTTAATGTTAAAGTTGCGCTCTTCAAAGTGCACAGCCACGCCCCATTTTCAAATGGTTTAGAATGTTCACACGTTCTACAATTAACAATAGGTGGTTTCTTTTTATAACAAACATCCCTGTAATCACACCAAGCACAAGGATACTTTTCATAATCCTCACCAGCTCCAGCAGGGGCTAAGTCAGCATTAATTAGCGTATTAATTCTTTCTAATATATCCGCTTGAACCTCTAAATCAGGTTTAACACGTCTGATATAGTACTGCTCGTTATCTTTATTAAGAGCAATATAAAGCCCTCTTTCAAAACCACCAAATAATATACCCCCTTGTATCTGATAGTAGTGAGAGGGCTGAGACTCAACAAGACCTTTCTTTTCTAAATCAGCGAATGATTTTGTGTTGTGCGTCTTAACTTCAAGAACATGCGGTACATTCTCTGCATCAGGCACACCTTTTACAATTCCATCCAGCTTTACGACAAAATGCCCTGTCTTATCTGTATACGTATATTGTTGCCCATCTTCCATCATATCCCAAACGCTATAACCCGCATCACGTAAGTCATTTACAATCCTTGTTTCTTGTAGATTACCTGTCTCGAACAGCCTAAATATTCTTCCGCTAGGTTGTGGGTTGTCATACCCTCTCCATGAAAGCCAGATACGTTTAACGCAATCGTTACCGATACCTGATGCACCTAGTCTTGATAAATTAAATTTACGGGATTTTTTCTTTTTAATTGAATCATAAATGCGTTCAACCATTTCTACTTCTTGTACTGGTATAGGTATACTCAGTGGTTTTTTCGTTGCCATTATAGCCCTTTATTAAAATTGGGGGTCTAAGCCCCCATCCCTCATTCAATCCCAAGGATTCTTTTTCTTATCTGCTTTCGCTTTTGAAGGTGCGCTATCAGGATCATCATTTTTCATATCAGCAAGACTGCTCTTCTGTGGCGCTTTTGCTTCACTCATAACATAACCAACAATACGGTTCTTATCTGCATACCCGTTTGTTCCCGCTTCAATATCAAGCGAGCATTTAAAAGGTTTCTCTAAGAGCTCGTCAACAGAACTTGCGTTGGGTTTACCTGATGCTTTTGCCCATGCTGATAATTGCTCACGACCAATCTGCTGCGCCTTCTCAGAGTTATTGTGAATGTTATAATTGCTCCAAATAAAACGACCAACATAATCACCTTTAACAACTTCAAACTTAGCAGCAATCATTTGCCCACCACTCTTTGTTTCTTTAAGGTCTGCTTCTACACATTTGATTGTATATTCACCTTTTGGCAATGGAGAGTAATCTTTGCTACCACCATCTGAATTATACTCATTTAAATCGAATCCAAATTTAGACATTTTATTTCCTTTATTAAAGTTTGATAGGGATATATTTCGCGATTTCTTCAATGTTCATTTCGAACGCATCAGGGCACGCATAACGGTTTTTTGCAACATACGCTGGGTTTTCTACAACATGAAGCAACCGTTCCCCAGTCGTGATTCCACGGTTGACTGTGTTATTAAAGCCTACATCTGATTTCTTAACAATAACTTTGAAACCAGCATAAGCAATAACATCACACCATTCTTGAAGCAAAGCATTACAACGGTTCGGCAACTTTGGTGAGAAACGATCGTAAGGCTCAGTAAGAGGGTTTTCGTAACGCACTACGTTAGCATGAGCAAGCAAAATAATATTCATGCTCTTTTTACGACGTAATGCATCTAGTCCTTGAAGTATTTCTCTAAAAGACTCTGCGACAAATACTTGACCTTTGCCGTAACCTAAGTCTTTTGCGTCATGAGAGCTCTCAATATCTTTTGTGATAAGAGGTTCAACTAACCAATCAACTGAATCAATAACTAATGTTTTGTACTCATGTTCTTCTTTTAATAAAACTTTGATAGCATCAACTACATCATTTACCTCTCCAGCACGTTGGAAAGAAGTAACATCAAGAGAGTCTAATCCATCTTCTGTGTTAATAAAAATAGGATCAGGAAACTGTGATGCGATTGTTGATTTTCCTATTCCGTGATTCCCATAAATACAAATACGTGGTGGGAGTTCTTGCTTACCTACTACTAGGTTGTCTTTGAATGACATTTTATTTCCTTTATTAAATTGATAAATTAAATTCTTCGTATCTATAACTTCTGGCGTCCCATTGTAAAAACTTAATTTCATGACTTGGGTTCATTTGTACTATTACTGCTGATGCAATACAACTTAATTTTGGATCACCAATTAAACATAAATAATCTCCTTCTCGATATGCTGATAAAACATCTCTAGCATGATTAACTAAATCAATATCTTTATCAACATAAGAGTAAATGTGCTCTGGCTCACCAAATCTTATAACGTCTTTGATTGTTTTGTTTAGAGAATTATCAACAACCCATACTACGGGTCTTTTTTGATCAGACATTTTTTCCTTTCTTGCGGTTATAAAAATCGGCTAGCACCGATATCCTTTATTACTTTTAGTATTTCGTTTTCATACCAATCATAATCTAAATCTTCAGGAATATCAACAGGTAATTTCATACATTCACGTGCGCCTGAAGACTTGGCTACCTTGTTTCCGTTACTAGCATATGTTATTGGTGGCAATTGCTCTTTGGTCTGATACCATCTTACAACTTTACCTAAATATTTATCGCCTTGTACACCTCCTCCTGTTACTTTTCTTACGGTTATAAAATCTTCTATGTTTCCTTTTCTTAATGTCTCATTAAATGGCGTCCCATTCGCCAACCATTCACCCACTGCCCTAGAAACGATTGGCGCTGTTGGGTTTTTACTTAACGTCGGCGCTGAATAAATACCTTTTACTTTTACACTGCGGTCAACTTTCACCGCAAAATAATTATTAACATCTTTCAACGCCACACATCTGTAAGGAGTTGCTTCAAAAATAAACTTTGTTACTTCGCTTGTATGATTGATTACCGCATTAACAACATGCTGATCAATCCTTCTGTAATAAAGCATAATTCCATCTGTATTCGCAGAGATAACTTCTATATTGTGTCGTGTTAATTGTTCAATCACATTAAGAAGAAGTAACTGCCCTGTCAATGTGATATTGATCATAACATCAGGGGAGTAGAGGGGTGAGTAACAGTTTGCTGTCTTACCAAATGTGCCGTTAAGCGCAATACGTAATGAGTCAGCAATCACCATATTCTTTTCCCTCTTTGCTTCAAGACGCCTGTTAAATAAAGTTCTATATTCTTCTAAAAACTTCTCCCCTGTATTCATAGGTACAAGATTACAATTAAGCATAATAGCGGGATAATAAGAAGCCACATCATAATCCATAATACACCAGTTATCGTCAGAAACATAACAATCCTTTTTATCATGTTGCGAATGCAACCCGCCAACACCCATCTGATAAACACCGTCACCAACCCTAACCAGATCATCCTTTAAGAATGCGGGAAGCTCAACGTGCCCGCTTGGCTTTTTAACAATAAAAAGATGCTCCTCTATGCGTTTTGCAAGCTGAATAAGCTCATCTGAGTAAAACTTAATAAAACTTGGCATTTTATATCTTACATAGACAGGTATTCCAATTTGCTTACGTTTTATATCAAGACGTTTTAAAAACATTTGCTCAGCTACTTGTGAGTCTGATTTGCTTCGGCAATCAACTTGATACTCTTTGCTTATTTCAACTCGCAATTTTATTTGACCTTCTAAACGTCTGTAAAGCTCTGCCGTTGTTTTCACATCATTAAAACAATACTCTTGTAATAAAGGTTTCTGAGCATCAGTTATAATGGAAGTGTGGTGATACGGAAGGTCCTGAACCGTAGGCATATTCATTCTAGCTCCGTAGGTTTTTAAACTGACGAAAGATGGAGCAACTTCTATCAAATCGATATGATCAATTTTAGGTATGCGGTATCCATATTTGCGTTCAGCTTCCCAAGGCATCAAGTTTTCTTCGATTATTTCATCACCTAAGTCTTTCAACTCTTCAGTTGTTTTACCTGTTAGATAATAACCAATAATCGGCATATCATATTTAATACCGTTGAAGCTAATAAAACAATTAGAAGAATCAAACAAACTACGAATGTTTTCTTCGGCGACATTGTCCCCTCCCCATATGGCGAAATATTCATTGTCTTCAAGAACGAGCCCGCACAACAAAAACACATTCTTATAGACTTCTGTATCAAATATTATTGTTTTCATCTATCTTGATTCACATAATATCCAGTCGGCTCAGAATATTCTTCATCCTCTTTCTTCCGCTCGACTTCAATATACTTTTCAAGAAAATGCGCAGCCTTTTCCAAATCTGTGACTCCATTTTTCTTTCTCCATCTAGTAACATACTTCGTTATTTGTGCTTGAAAATAATCAAGGTCGTTTGCTAAAACATAATCCCAATGTTGTATATTGGATTTGTAATGCGTCCCTGCTACTTGTTTATCATTTGCTGCCATGTTCCCTCCTGTTAATAAATTCTTTCACCGCCATCCGCCAATCAATCGCATCAATTTCTCGTAAATGCTCTTTACCGTCGCTTATTTTATGTTTGCGCTTAAATGCTATCTTTGCCATCGGAATTGCTACCTCAGGAAAAAAGCTGTGTTCATATTTCATGTTTAATGGGTTCATTGGTTCATTACAAAATAGTTCGCATTCCGTTAAAAATGTTTTCCACGACCCTTCATATAAATTGCGTGGGCGCACCAACTTAGCAGAATAATAATCGTAGTCTTCTGCTGGTGGTGGGCTGTTAATATGTTTTGATACGTCATACAAATCTTTATAAACATGCAAGTTCGTACTAATAGTTCTATAGACACCTACACCTAGACCTAAAGCAATTGCGACAAACTCTTGTATCATTGTAAAATGAACAATGTTAGCTCCGATATATCCATACCAAAAGTCATTAGACCGATTAAACACAGTCAAATTAAGTCTGCCATGTCTTACTTGAAACACCATCTGCGTATTACATGCTCTGTCTAAAGTATCTCGCAATAAATCTTGTGAATCCCAAAGTTGAATGACTGCTTGGCGGGAGTCAGGATTTAATTCAAGGTGCATAATTACGGCTTCAAGTTGATCAAGACCAAACTGATGACGCATACGATAACCATACGGCGCATTGAAAAATATTCCATCATCACTATATTGTTTCATGCGTGAATTAAATTGCTCAAGAAAAGCAACGTCACGACGACCAGCAAGAATCCATATACTTTCCATTAAATGGAAGATTGGGTTACAATCACGTTCTTTTGAAAACAAAACTCTTTCTGTCGGTAATAAGATCTCAGTTGTTACAGGTTCAGCAATCATCATCGCATCACCATTACGTGTTTTTGTATCTTGCCCAAAAACTTTAAATTTCCATAAACCTTCTTGAAATAATTGGTTTACATTTATTGCGGTTATTTCCATTAGAACTCCTTAGTTGGTTTGTAAATTTGTTTAGGTAATCCCGTACCATCTGCTACTTTCATATACTTGCTAAACTCACAAAATATATTTTGAACATCGTGTAATGTTAAATCGTGGAACTCTTTTGATTCTTTTATGATGTATTTTCTTGCTGCGCTTAGCTCTTTTAAAAACTGTTCTTCACTTATTTTCTGAGTTGCTGGTCTGTTATATAATCTGTTTAGACCTTTTACCGATCCAGGACCCATCGGTGCCCACGAATATAAATCATTAGCATTAATTAATTCCCCCATAATATAAGTTAAATCTGCTGTTGCTTGCCCTGCCATAAATGTTGACAGCCCATAGCCTTGTGAAAGTGCTTTGGTTGTCATTTCAATCGAATCCCATTCTATTGCAGCACGTACTTTGTCAGCAAAATCAACGGTTGGCGCAAGTATGTGTTTAACAATATTCTCACACTTCGAACCCTTTTTGTGCGTTGGGTATACAACATATGCAGCATTAAAAATTTTAAACTTGCCAGCTTCTAAAATTTGTAAAAACTCAATCATACGGTCGATTTCAAGCTCTTCTACTCGGTGCGGTATCAAATCGTTTTTCATTAAATATTTTAATGTGGGTGGCCAATTAAAGATACGTGCTATAAGAGCTTTAAACCAAACATCACCAATATTGTTTGTGTAATAATGTTGAAGTAACCATTTTGTAACACGATCATCACGTCTGCGCACATTACAAAACCTATATTTTTGCAGTATTGGGTCACCAATCAAAGCAGGATGATCAGCTTCCTTAGATATGCGTAGCATTTCCCTACGAAAAACAAACATTATTAAATCTGAATAATCACATTGCGTCGTAGTCACGATATATCTCCAAAGTTTTGTTAAATGCGTCAGTATGATCTATCGTGCGTACGGGAACGCCAATGTTATGCATGTTGATGCATGTGCGATGTGCTCCTGTGTGTTTGCTTATTGTATTGTCGGGGTTAAATGGGCGCAAGTCACCACGTGCGATTCTTCTCTTTTGAACACGATCAAGGCAGACGTCAAGAGGGGTATCAACGTAACCGAGCACATATGAGTTGGTTTCTTTAAGCATGGTTGTTGTGATTGCTTTTGGTCCTGCGTGTGCAAGTAAAAGCCCTTCAATTAACACATGACCTCCGTAACCACGAGCTTCAAGAGCTCTATCAGCAATTTCTTTTTGCGTATTAATTCCATCGCAACCACCGCACGTCGTTTCATAAGAGCCGATAACATAAAGAGGAGATGATATCTTTTCTGAAGACAAGTTTATTTCATATCCCCAAATCTTTTTACCCGCACTGACGATCGGGTTATGCGGATACTTTTCTATGAATGTGCGTGCGATAGTTGTTTTGCCTGAGCCACTTGTTCCTCGCAAACATAAGATGATATTCATTTATCTATCCTCACGTTGTTTGGGAAATGCTCTTTCATAAGCTCTTCACAGGTTTTATCATTTTGCGGATAATTTTTCTTAAGACCCGAGCACATACTGCAAGTACTAGCATGCTCCTCCATAAAAAAGTTACACCACACATGATGAACACCGTATTTATCTTGTATTTGTTTTAATGCGCTCATATCTTCTCCAGTATCCAATCTGCTCTAAATGGTCTGCCTGTCTTTGCAAACATACTTGCCTTTTCTGCTTCGGGCATGCGCTCTTTCTCGCATTCTTCACGTAACCATTCAGGCAAGTTTTTCCTGCGGATTTCTTTAAAAATATTAGTTACCTTGCTGAACCCTCGTTTATCATACCATTCAATACGCTTCCATGCCATGTCTGCATAAATACCTGGATAACGTCTAGAAAAGAAACCATTTTTAAATTGACACAAGCATGACTCAAGGGTAAACTTGCTGATGTGCGGATGATAACCGTATTCATCTTGAAACTCTTTTAAAAGACTTGATGCTTCAAGTTCTAATGCTTCAGCTGTTGCTTTTAAATCGACATATTTTCCATTATGAGAGTCGGGTTGCCGTTTATCAAAAACTAATTTATCATCACCCAATAAAAAGAACATACCGTTGCGATGCGAACGAGACCCATCAAAGTCCTCGAACATGAGAGTTGAACAGTCAGCCCCATAACCAAAAATTTTGACGTACTCTAGGTACGAGAACGCAGATAACCGACCAAAATGTTTTATGCTGAATGCTTTTTCCCAGAGTTCTTCATAGGTTTTCTTTTTTGACCATAATGCCCGTTGATCACCTGCTTCTTTTACAAGCTCCGCATAAGACTTTAAACCTTTGAAAGTATCTTTCTTTTGTTTGTTACGATCAGTATCGTAGCTTAACGTGTCCCATTGCTCATTGAAACGCTTTTCTGCCATGACCCATTCGACGTCACTTTGCGGGATTGTAGGCATGAATTCAAGTAAGCGCATAGACGTGATTGGGTTTTGCGTATGACCATTCAATGTCGCAAACCACAAGGCAGTTTCGTCATCCCAGCTGTAATGCTTTTTAAGTTCGGGCATGTATAAATAAACAAGACCAGGATGAACCTTAAACACAAGATTTAAATTGTAAAGGGACTTAAAATATTCCCTTCTGTTTTCTGGTAGTCTATAATCTATCATCAAATTGCCCCGCAAACAAAGAAGTATATTCATTAACAGCTTGTATGGTCGCAAGCTTCTCTTGATGCTCGTATGTTAAAACTTGTAAGAATGAAGTTATTTTATCTCCGTCTTTTAAAAAAGTCTCGTTAAACTCCTCTTTGAATCTCTTAGTTACAACAACATTTTTTAATGCGTCGATTAAATTGTCCCATGTGTAAACTTGCCATTGATCAATTATTTCGTTTACTCGTGGTTGAATAACAGATTCAATATCTGTAACGGGTTTTGTATTAAAAATGTTGACGCCGTCTTCCGTATAAGTCATAGATTCCTCGCTATAAAATTAAAGCCCCAAAACGCAAGCCAGATTAAAAATATAAATAAAATTACCCAAGACAAAATTTCACTCGTCTTAGGCACATCAATGTAAGGGTTATTGCGTTTGAACTTCTTTAACATATAAACCTTTCGAGTGTAAAAAACTGTTGCGGTTAATTAAAAACCACCACGGAGCATAATCTTCAGAACCAGTCCAAAGCATTTTCATACTAGCGGACTTGCTTGCGTAATACTTTTGATAAGCGTCAACAACATCATCAGATTTAAACTCATCAGGCATACATTGCGGAGGATCAACCCATCTCATTGTTTTTAATTCAGGAGGAGGCAACATTAATTCGGTATCAAGGATATGTTGACTCGCATGTGTCTTACGGAAACGATTGCGGTACTCTTGAGCGAGGTTCTTAGCAAGCTCAGCAACATACATGTAATGCGTCTTGGAGGAACGAACCCACACTGCGCAGGGATGATTTTTATGAGTAGGTAAGTAAGTCACCTTATCACCGTTGCCGTGCTCGTGGTGTGCGGTAGATAAGAGTTGGCACGCTTCAAGTAACATTTTGCCGACGTGAATATCAGCATGAGACTGAGCAGCGATAATTGCACTACGATGGAGAAAGAATACATTCATACGTTATTTCCTTTATTAAATTATTGAAATTAAAGTTTGCCTGAAGTAATTTTAAAAAACAACCACCTCAGGCAAATATTTTTACAAATACTCTTCAGCCATTGCCCAAAGGTTTACGTTGGTGCGGAAGACTGGCCCCATACTCTTTAAACCCTGCGTACGGATCTTACGACCTTCAGCAGACACACCTTCAAGACCACCCTTCATAATGTTTTCTTGAATACGGTTAAATACTCTCCAGAGGTCATTACCGACATCTTCACTACGACGTGGGCGCAACACTTGCTCAATGTCAACATTCATCCCACGCATATCAATTGCACGTTGTGCAAATTGTTTTTGGTCCATTGGCGAAATGATTTTATTCATAAACAACTCGGTGCGTCTTGCTGACTCATGAGCGGACTCAATCACTTTCATAGACTCTGCGATAACAATTTCAGGAGTTACATTTATGTGGCGGATACGTGCTGAGTGCGCTGTTGAAGACTTAATGATAAGACCATTTGCGCAAACCATTCTGTAAATACCGCACTCCATACGCAGAGTTGTTGAACCATCATGAGAGTTGATCACAACGATTTCTGGGATAGAACCATTTACGGATTCCATCAATGAGCGATGACGCATACGGAGCAAATGTTTTACAACACGTGGATCACGTTTGCGTGGCTTGAGGTTGAACGTCTGAGTAACAACAAAACCGTTATCACGCATCGTATCTACGATGTCTTTTGTATTGATGAGTTGATACTTATCAGATAACTGTTCGAATTTTACTGCTGAGGATACTGCTTCTGGGAATGTTAAAACTTCAGTCATGTTATTTCCTTTATTAATGGGTTGATTGAACTACTGATTAAACTTTAAACCAGTTTGATAAAAAAGTAAAGGATTTCTTTTGCATAATTGTAACCAATGTATGCGCAAGCTGAATATAATGCGATATCAGCGAGTAAGAAATACGGAAAGTAATTTTTTGTGATAAATTTACGCATGACGATATCCTTTCTCTAAAACTTCTAAAACTCTTTCTACTGCTTTATGGCTGTTACCGCCAATGTGCCATTCTTCCACGCCCATCGGTGTAAAACCGTTTTTCCACTCATAAATGCATGCGAGTGTTCCATCTTCAAAACATAAGCACCACTCACAAGTTACTTTGTCACGTGATAAATCGTCAGGTCCGAAATCTGGCTCACCGAAGATAGCGACTAGAGTTTGATAAGTTGTAGCCACATGACCTTGTAGGCATGTGCCATTTATGTTTGCGTTTTTGATAAACTTCATAATTATTTCCTTTATTAATTGATTAAATTGAACTGCTGATTAAACTATAAACCAGTTAAAAACAAAAGTCAAGGATTATTTTCATAACCCTTGACTCTTTTCTTATTTACCTTTGCGACGAGAAATCTTCATGTTGATGGAGACCGACTGCTTCTTGTGTTTAGCTAGTAACTCTTTTGGAATTACAACACCCATTTCAGCCAAGATTGCGTTATAGTCAACGCTATCACGTGCAGACAAATATACAGTACCGCAATACAAGCTACCTTCGTATTTACCTTCACCTGCGTTTTTGAATACGTCTTTCATAGCGTCGAGTTGCTCTTTGTCTGCGGCAATTTTGTCGCTGAGTAAACCGATTTCGTCTAACTTCTGGAGTTGAATATCAAGAACTTGCATAATTTATTTCCTTTATTAAGTGGTTATTGAGTACTACTGATTAAACTATAAACCAGTTTACTGTAAAAGTAAACCAGTTTACAGAAATATTTTAATCGCATTGCTCAATGCGCAAATCAATTTCGTAATTCTTGTGTTCTGTGATATCACGGAACATCTTCCAGACGATACGTTTTGTATCGGCGGG